CGTCGGCTAGGTTGGCCCCGGCGGGTATGAACTGCCCTGTGGTGGGGTCTTTCATTCCGGCTATGATTTCGTCGGGGTCGCGTACTCCTAGCGCGCGCAGTGTTAGCAGGGCCAAGGTCTCGTAGGGTACTAGCCCGGTGGCGTAGGTTTTGGTTACGGCGTCGATTGTCTCGGCTAGTGTCTGCTCGTTGAGGTCGGGGAAGTGGAACACTAGGGTGCGTTCTACCCCTTCGGGTAGGCTGATGTCCCATTGCCCGGCGGCCTGTTTCACGGTGCCTTTGAGTGGGCCTTGCGGGGCGGCTATGGCGGCGTCGATGACGTGCCCTAGGATTGCCCTGTAGGTTTCTTGCCAGAGGTGTTGCCGCGCCATGAGGTCGTTGAGCATTGGCCGGTCTAGTGTTTCGGCTACTGCCCGCGCCCCGGTTTGCCCTGGGTCGCCTAGTAGCATGGTGACGGGGACGCCTAGTGCGGCGGCGACCATTGAGGCTAGGGGTTTCCCTGATTCTGCGTCGATTGTCGCCCCGGTCTTGGGCATGGCTTCTACGGTTGCGTCTACGGTGCCGATTACCCCGGGTGTGGGGGATAGTGCGGCGTGCTGTAGTGCGCGGCGGGCTTCTGAGGCGGCTTTGTTGGTTTTCGCTGTTACCCGGTGGCTGATGCGTGCTAGTGCGCGCATGAGCCGCGCCCAGTCCTCCAAATAAACCTTGTATGCGCGCGCCCAGGGTAGGGCTGCGAAGATGTCGGGGACGCCCCAGGCCCAGCCGTCGGGTGATCCGTCGGCCTGGTGGTGGATTGGTGTTGTCCAGTCTACGGGGATGCCGCCGATTGTCTGGGGTTGCGCTACGGGCCGCCACCCGAGGGCGGGGTAGTAGGCTTCTTTACGGACGGTCTGGGTGCTCGCGGCGTCGTAGAGTTTTTCTGTCCAGGAGCGCAGGTAGTAGCGTGGCTCTGCGGCGTTTTCGGGGTTGGTGAGTACGCCGGTGATTTCGGTGAGGGGGATGGTGCGGGCGGTTACGGCCCCGCTGTTGGGGTCGGTGCGTAGGGCGATGAATATGTTCCCGTCGGTCGCCTGCGCGTGTTCTAGCCGGTGCTGTGCCTGCATCCCTGTGAGTGCGCGCCGGTTTGCGGGAGCATCCCAAAAAGCCTGTATGACGGCGTTCACATCCTGGCTGCTGTTTTCTGCTGTTGCTTTGGCGGTAACACCCACACCCGCGCCGAAGACGTACCCGGCGCGGACGTGCACGCCCCGCTTCACCAGCGGGTCGGACACGGACATTAGCCTGCACACGTCACTATTGCGCTTCACACCGGCTAGGGTGAACTCCTCGCTGCCTATGGTGGTGAGGCGCCGCCACCCCGCGTCGTCCGCCATCATCCCCTCAATCGTGGCGAATGACTCGCGTAGCTGCGCGGTTGCGGCCTCTAGCTCACGGGCCGGGCCGTTGAAAGCGCCCGCGATGGTCTCGCGCGCCGATTCGATGATGCTGTGCAGGCGGCCCATAGGGCGCCCCCTCTCTCTGTTAGTAGAATCCGATGCTGTACCCGTCCTCACCCCATTCTTCGGCGTCTTCTATCGTGTCCCCGCCGGTGATGGGGTTGATGCCGAGCTGGTTCACTGCCTGGGTCATGGCGTCTACCGCGTCGTCGTGCTTCCCGTTCGGGAATAGCTTCGCTTCCTCAACTAGTTCTTCAACGTTGGGTAGCAGGTGCGGTTCGGGTAGGATGATGTCGCCGGAGTGCGCTAGGGGCGAGACGGCGTTAGCGCGGACGACTTTACCGCCGTCGGGTGTGACGGGGATTATCCCGGCGACTTTCCCGCGTAGGGAGTTGATGACCGCCGGGCCGTTAGCTTTGTCTTCAACGAATTTCGCTACGGCCTGCGGCCATTTCGCGGACATGGCCTTGATCGCGTCTAGCGTCTCCATGAACGTTAAACGTTCACGCCGCATATCCAGCAGGAAGCAGCGGGAGCCGCGGCGTAGCCAGACTTGGCCCACAACGTAATCGGATTGGTCGGTGCCCTTAAACGCCAAATCCCAGGATTGTATGATTTCGTCCTCTGGGCCTATGCCGTGGATTACCCGCTCACCGTCGTGCCCTTCAACCCAGATGGGGTTGCTGTAGCGCGCCCAGGTGCCGGGGAAGATGCCGCCTTCGTCGGGTGACGGCGTGCCTTGGTATAGGGCGGCCCATGATTTCGGCCCGGCCTCGCGTTTGCGTTTCTCCCAGTTCTTTTGTGTGCGGCCGCGCGCGGACACCATGAACTCGCCGGGTTCCCGCCCTAGCGGGTCTTCTTCCCCGGCCTCCGGCTTATGGTCTGCCTGCGCTGGGATGCGTAAGAACTCCCATTCGCCGGGGTTTTCCCGCATGAGCATCCCCGCCAGGTCGTTATCATGCCAGCGGGTGAGGATTAGAATCACGGGGGCGCCGGGGGCGAGACGCGCTGCGGCGGTGCCCGTCCACCAGTTCCATTGATCCTTTTGAATGGTGGGTGAAGAGGCGTCTTTGTGCCCGCGCACGGGGTCGTCGATAATCAGCAGGTCGGCCGGTTTACCGGTCATTGCGCCGCCTACGCCCGCGCAGAACACGCTACCCTCGTGCCCGTCCAGCTTCCAGAACTGCTTTGAGGATGAACCGGGGCGCACACGTATGCCGAGTTTCGCCGCGTTATCGCGGATGTCGTCCCGAATAACCCCACCCCATTCAACGGCTATTTCCTGTTGATAGGAGGCGATGATTACCCGCGTGTCCGGCCTCTGCGTGAGCACCCATTCGACGAAGCGGCGGGAGGCGCGCTGTGATTTGCCCTCCTGCGGTGGCATGCTGATGATTAGCCGCGAATCCGGTGTGTTGAACGCCTGCACTAGCTTCTGGTCGATAAGTTCTAGCGCCGGTGTCTGCACTGTCCGCTCGTCTAGTGCGGCCGCCAGCTCCCCGGGGGTGCCGTATGCGGGTTTACCGGCTGTGGTGGTGATGGATTCCAGCAGTTTTTGCGCCACGTGATCGGGTAGCGAGGCTACGGCCTCCGCGACCATTTCGGGCGGGTAGGCGGCCACCATTTTCAGGAAGTCCATACACCCCACCCGCCCCCAGTGTTTTATTGTCCGGTCATTTGCTGCAGCTTAGCTATCAGCATCTCCTGCGCCGTTGTCTCGTCCACCTGATCCTGCTTTCTGGTTATACCGGCCCTGTCTAGGACGTTTTCTACGGCGCGGAGCCTGTCGCTTGATTTTTCGGCGCTCACCATTTCGCGGGCGAGCACTTTCAGGGCCGGGTCTACCAGCTCTTGGAGCCGCAGGGCGGCTTTGCGTTTGACCTGCGGCGCGGCCCCGCCGTGCATTTTGCAGACGGTGCCGCCGGGGATTGGGTACCTTTTGCATTGCCCGCCGCGCCGGTTACGGGCTTTGCAGCGCCTACGCGGCTTCTCCTGCTGCGTCATTCTCCCTCTCCATCTCTGCCACGGCTTCTTGCAGATCTATAGATACGTCTACGTCGCCGAGGCGTTTAGCGGCTTTTTTCCGGTCGCCCTTCACGAAAACAAGGATTTCCTGATGCGTGCGTGCAAGTACACGGGTTTGCTTGAATTGGCGGGGTGAGCGGAGCGCGGCCGTACCAACCTGCGTTAGCAGTATCGCGTCCTGCGTGTAGGTTAGCCCGGCGGCTTCTGCGGCGTTCAGCATGCACCGGTGCATTGATAGCAGCTCGCCCTGCTTGTTGCGGACGTTGCCGACGATGAAAACGGCGAAACGGTCTTGCCGTAGTACGCGGGCGACCTCACGCATGGTTTTCACCATTGATGCATCAAACTCTGCGGGCGACATGGTAGAAAGGTCTTCCGCTAGATCACTGTATACCTCTAGGTCGTAGTAGGGTGGGCACCCTATCACCATGTCGGCCGAACCGGCTGTGCGGGCTGCTAGCGTCTTCCGTGAGTCGCCCACAATATAGGTGGGGTCGCCCGCCCACCCGTCATAGTTGCCGCGTGATTCTTCTACCTGGGCGCGGTTCTCGTCTACCTGCTCCTGCCGCAGCTCATGCCCGGTGTAGTGGCGGCCCATTGCTGAGGCGACGATGCCGCGTACTGATCCACCGGCCCAGGGGTCGGTGATTTCGTCGCCTTCGCGTGAGAACCAGCGGTAGAGGATTTCGCATAGTGCGGCGTCAAAGGTTGATGTGCCGCCGTCTACCTCGTTTAGTTTTTCGGCGAACTCACTATCTAGGACTTCTTGGGTGGTGAGCTTCTTACCTGTGGCCTTCTCTGCGAGGTTTTTCACGTACATGAAATTCGTGTAACGGTAGTGCGGTGCGTCGCTTAGAAGGCCCTCCGAGCGGCCCGCGACGGATTCTATGCCGCTGGCTGCCCACGCCCGTTTACGGGCCTGCCACGCCCCGCCGCGCGCCGATAGGGTGGTGAAGGGGGGGGCGAACTGTTCTTCAAGGCTGCCGCCCTCCGTGTCTTTCTCCGGCTCTATCTCTTCGGCGATTTCTTCTAGATCGGCCCGCAGCTCGTCCAAATCATCCAGGTCATACCCGGTGCCTACCAGGTCGTCCAGATCATCTAGCATGTCAAGGAGCGCCTGCGCGTCGTATTCCGCAAGGTCGCTTGTGCGGTTATCGGCTAGGGCGATGCGCTTAGCCTCGCTATCGGTGATGTCTAGGACGATAGCGGGGATGGATTCTAGCCCGAGCTTCTGTGCGGCCTGCACCCGGTGGTTACCGGCGATAACTTCCATATCGCGGCCGGTATGTGTGCCCCGGTTGATGATGACCGGCTGGTAAACACCGTTGGCTTCCATTGATTCGGCTACGGCGTCGATATTGCCTCGGCGCGGGTTGCCCGCTAAAAGCGTGATGTTTTTGAGCGGGATTTCCTGGATTTTGAGTTTGTGTGTGCGCATGCTGCCTCTCCGGTCGGGTCTCGGTATGCGGGTGCGGGTTTGTTTCTGGGTCTGCGTTGGGTTTGGCGGGCGTGGTGGCGCTCTATCGCCCGTGTAATGTCCCGGTCGGTGAGGGCGCGTATTTCGGCGTCGTCGCTGGTGTCGCGCACCTGGAATGCCCGGAGGATGTCGAATAGTGTTGTGTCGCTCATGGTCTTTAAATTGGTTTGGCCCCGCACACGT